GTTAGTGCAGAGTCATTATCGTCTTTACTAAATGTGGTAATAATCTCATCACCATTTGTAAGTTTTACTATCTTTGGTGTCATGTGTTAACTTTCTATTTTTAAATTTTTGATGGTGTAATCAAATTCTTCTTCATTATAGATATTTATTCGTTCCATGAAATGACGAAGAGTAAAGTTCTGTCTCGACTTCCATGTAAAATCATCTGCAATATCTATAAGGGTAGCACCAGTTTTATCGTTGGTAGTTCGCAATCCTCTTCCAATTGATTGCAGTACCCTAATCCTACTTTTTGAAGGGGAACTGAACACGACATTGTGTAAGTTCCTAATATTAATACCAGTAGAAAAAGTACCATATGACGCAACGATAATTGCATCTTTTTCATTTTCTGTAATTTCACGAATTTCTTCCCTTGTTTGTGTATCTGTTCCACCCCATACATAAAACACTTTTCTATCTAAATCTTTTATCATATCGTATAAAACAGAACCATGTTTTTCAACAAATTGAAATAGAACTAATGTATTACCTTTTAGGTGACTTGTCAAGTTAAAAATAAATTTATTTCTTCTTTCATCACGAACTATCAAATCAACTTCATCTTGATAATTTTGGTCTTTCATAAACTTACAATCTGCGTCTGGGTATTGTAATACTATACACTTTATTTTTAATTTTGCAAGTGTTTTCTTTTCCATCAATTCTTTTGTTGACGTTACCCTATTGACAGAACCAAATAATCCCTCTAGTATAAGTCTATGCGTCTGCATACCATCTAATGTACCAGTAAATCCATGACGATACTTAGTGATATGCATTTTATTCATAATATTTGTAAGTGACTTTGCTTTGAATAGATGCACCTCATCTCCTAAAATACATCCAAACTGTTCAAAGAATTTTCTAGGCATTTTATACAAAGATTGCCATGTAGAGATAGTTACTTCTTTTGTAATATCTTTAGAGTATCCTTGATATATCTTTTGCATTTTACTTTCAAGATAACCATAATCAAGAAAGTCGGTGTACATCTGTTCCACAAGAGATGTTGTAGGAACAAGTATAAGGATTCTGTCAGACTCATACCATCTACTCAACAAATATATTATTAGTGACTTACCACTAGCAGTAGGACTAAGAAGAAGGCTCCGATTGTTTCTGATTGCATGAACAACGGCATCCATCTGATAGTCACGGAGTTGAATAGATTTTCCATTGGATTTAGGTTTGACATTTCCGATAAAACCTTTGCATACTCCATGTGTGAAAGATGATTGGGTTGCATTTACATCTCCTTTATATTCTATATCTATATCATTACGTTTTGCAAACTCTTCTATGTAGGGTATAAGACCAAGATATATCTCACCATTCATTTGATTGTAAAGACGTATCTTACCATCCCATATTCTTTTTTTATAGGTAGGCATAAATCTTGCGCCTGGAACTTCAAAAGTAAAAAAGTCTGAAAGTTCTCTTGCAATATTAGGTTCTGTTTCTACACGAACATATACTTCATTTTTCTTTGATATAATCAAATCGAACCTTCCAGAAACCTTTTCCAATCAATCGCATTTTTAATTTGAAATCCACGATTGTTTAATGTCTTCATTACATTTTCTGCAAAGTCACACATCGCATTATGATAATCTACTTTGTGTTTCGCTTTGATTAAATCTTCATCACCTTCAAGATACATAGGTATATCTTGTTTCAATACTTTTAATTCAAAAGGAACTTCTGACTTACCAGAATAATATTCCCACTTATCCCTCAAAAGTTTCTTGTATTCGGACTCAACTTGTTTCGACAACAAGTTCCATCTTGTGTATATTTGTAAATATTTTCCGTAGAGTTCTGGAGTTTTCAAAGATTCGATATCTAATTGTTCTTTATCTATCTTTAAATCTTTTTGTGCTTCTTTTTGAAGTTGTTCCAAATCCATATTATATTATCCTCAATTCAAATTGGGTAAGGTACTCAGTCTTGCTTTTCTAAATTAATTTGAGATTAACTGCAAATTATCAAAAAAGGTTACTGTTCAAGATTTGTACCTTACCCTATATTATATAGTAAACATCTCATACAACTTATATGAAAAAGTTGCAGTTGCAGTCAAATATGTTATATCTGTTGCTTGTTGGTCAAACTGTAATGCACCTAATGACACAGGATATAAATCAGAAAATCGCACTTCCATGACAGGATTATTCTTACTAGTCATTATAGTAAGTGTCGCATCACCATACATCGCTTGAACACCAGTCGGTCTGCCTGGTTTTGTCGATTCACCAGTTACAGCATCACCAGTTGGAAACACTTCAGACTCTTCTTTTCTAAATGATGAGAATTGCGTTCGTGCTCTTGGGAAACCAATACCAACTAACCACTGATGTAGTTCTTTATAATTTTCCAATTTCTCATCTACTAAGAAAGTAATCTCTAAATTATCAAATGTAAGTTGGTCACCTTGTACTGGTATTTCTTTAAATGGTGTAGGGAATATTGACTCACCTAGAGTAACGCCTGGGATACTCGCCTGTGTTGTAAAAAATTCCACAGTTGGTAGTTTAGTTATACTAAACTTAAACTTAGTTGGGTCAGCGTAATCTAATTCAGTCGGTTGTCTTTGTATTGCGTTTATGGTTGTAGCCATTATCTTTACCTTTGTTTAGTAACAAATAGAATATCTTCTTTGCTTTTCGCATTTCACCTCTTGCAACTGCCTCAAAATATTTGTTTATTAATTTCGTAGTCTTTGCATATTTCTTCATCATTACTATTTAGGTATAAAAAAAGGGGAGTACGAAACTCCCCTTTAAGTTTAAAGAATAAGTCTTTCTTATGATTACATAAGGTTTGCGACTTGTACCCTTCTGTAGTAGGTATTCTCGTTTGCGGCTGGTTTGACATCGACACTTGCAGTTGCAAATGGGTTTTGTGCAATACCATAACGAGTTTTAAAACCGATTTTCGGTTGGAAAGAATTCTCACCAACTGCACGAACCATCTGTAGTGGAACGTATGGGCAGTAGAAGATACCAGCATCGTATGGTGATGTTCCTTTATATCCTACAACGTAGTACTGTTTAGCTGCGTTGTTAGCTGCATATGGGTCGATATACACTCTATATCTTCCGTTAAGCACACCAGCAAATGTGTTTCCAGTATCGTCAACTTGTAGGTTGTTGTTAAGAGCAGGAGCGTAATCCAACACACCAGCCATTTGTAGTGCAGAAGCAACATCTGAAGAAGTGATAAGCATATTACCCTTTCCTCGTCTTGTTTCTTGTGCAATCACGTTCGCATCTCTTTCGATTTGGAACATTAGACCTTTGAACTTTTCTACAGACCATCTTCCGTTTGAGTCTGTGTCTAAGTCAAAGATACCAGCAGTTGTTGTATTGATTGAAGCACCTTTCTTAGCGTTGATGTAGATAGTTCTGATGACTTCTCTATTGATTTCAGCTAAGATTTCAGCAGAAAGAATATTTGACAATTCTGTTTCTGCATCTAGACCATGAATTGCTTTCAAGTCTTGTGCGAGTTCCATAGTGTACTCTGCTTTAAGAGCTCTTGAAGTCGCAGTAACAGTTTCTTTCTCGATTGAGAACGCCATTTCTGCAAATTCATTTCCAGATGTACCATCACCTAGTGCTTCACCTTGTGCAGTAGTCATACCAGCACCAGTTAAAGAACCACCAGTACCACCAGCTGCAGTTGCACCACCAGTTGTATAAGCACCTGGCGAGGCATCGTTAAGAACAGCAGGGTTAGTTCCAGTCATGTTGGTGTCAGCGGCATCACTATCACCATCAAGGTCTTGACTAGAGTTGTTTGCAGAAAATTCTGCATCTGCTTCGTTGAACAGAGCTTCTGTACCACCTTGAGTTGAGAACTTGGACTTCATAGCGAAGATAAGTCCAGTTGGGCCGGTCATCGGTTGTACTGAACAAATATCGTATGCAATCAAGTTAGGCATAGCACGTCTGACTAATGAAATCAAAATTGGGTCATAACCAGCCATGTTAGAACCAGACATTCCAGCTCCACTGTTAGCAGGCGCAGCTTCCGATAGGAAAGCAGCATCTTCTTTCATCGCTTTTTCTTGGTTTTCCAAGATGATTGAAGTAACGGCTTTTTTGTAGTTGTCCTTAATCTCAGGCAAATCTGGATGATTGAGGACTGGCTGCCACTTCTCTTGTAAGTTTTCTGAATTATACATTTGTAAATCCCCTTTTAACTATATTACATTTATTTATCATAATTTATTTCTTGACATTATTAAAAGGTTCATGGTCACCATCTCTCATGTATGGTGCAGACCTTTTAATTGCACTAGTATACGCAGCCATAGCGTCACTTATGTCAATCTCTTGTGTTCCGTCTTCATTTTCCTCTGTTAGAGTTTGTTCTGATGGAACTGACTTAGGGAAATAATTTTCCTTAAGCGTGTTAAGTTTCTCTTCAAAGGAATCCTTATCGGTAAACTCAACATCTTCAACCAAACTTGCAAACTTTTCGATTTGTGTTTCTGCAAGGTCAGATGAAACCTCTTTGATTGTTGCTTCACGAACTAGTGAATCTTCTGACTGTTTTTTCTCAGTCAACTTATTCATAGTTTCGTTCAACTTTGACTCAAGTTCTTCAATCTTTTGAGCTTGTGACTCAAGGATATCGTACTTTTCGTCTGGAACATCAATATAATGTTCCTCAAACAATGACTTCAGACCAGTAATAAAATCTTCAGCGATTTCACCTTTTAGTCCTCTTTCGATTGCAAGTTCATTTTCTTTCATCCACTCACCCACAACATAGTCAAGGTATCCGTCAACCTTTTCTGCGAGTTCAGTTTTGAATGAATCCATTTCTTCTGCAATCTCTTGAGACTTCTCGTCTTCAATTCTTTCCACTTCTGGTCGAATTTTTGACTTAACTGCGGCTTCAAAGATTGTTGCAGCTTTCTTTTTGAAGTCCTCTGAAAGTTCTTCACCCTCTACGAGAGCGTTTACATCTTCAGCAACATTGATAGAAGCGAGTCGTTTTTCGATTGCTTCTTTTGCTTTTGATAAACCTTCAAGTTCAAGTTCCTCATCTGTTTTACTGTTAGCGGCATACTGAGCAACAACGAGTTCTTTTGCTTCATCAGCAGACATTTTTTTCATCATTGCACTCATGATGTTAATTGCATCTGCTTTAGATTTGGGTTTCATACCCTCTTCTTTACCATGATGTGCATTTTTGATAACTTTTACGTCCTCTGCCATGACTTTCTTTTCAATACCATGTTTGAATTCTACGTCATACCATTCTACATATCCGTCATCTGTTGGGATTGCGTGTGAACCATGTACTGGTTTACCCCTACCCCAGATTGGATGTTCCACAACTGTTGCACAGTCATGGTCTTTTGAGTGACACAACGCACGAACCTCGTCCTCTGTGAAACCCTCGTAACTTTCGATGTATCCACCAGCATGAAGTTTTTGAGGTTTTTCGTCACCCTTAACTTTTGCCTTGATAGTACCATCTTTTTTAACTGATTTAGCAGCATCGGCTTTCTTTTCGTCACCTTTTACCACTGGAGCACCTAAATCTTGAACTTCATCTTCTTCTGCATCCATTTTTTTCATGGGTTCGGCTGCAACTGCACCCTTACCAGCAGGAGAAGTATCCTTCTTCATTTCGGCCTCACTCAAATCAGCAAGAACTTCTTTTTCAAGTTCTTCAATAGATTTGTCTAATTCTGACATTTGAGTCTCCTTATTAATTTAATAAATATTCCTCTTGTTATATATTTAGTCATTATAATTTTTTGAGGAATTTTGCGAAAGCCAACGCTTGGTAATTCGCAGTTCTAGAACGCACTTGACGTTCAATCTCTTCTTTCATTTCCGCTACCTCTTGTTCTTGTAACAAACCATTATTCCAAATCCACTCTTTCCCCTCCATAATTCCGTCTACGAAAGCGTTGGGAGCAGATGGGTCTGCAACAATATCAGCGGCGGTTGCAAGATAGAAATCATTGTTGACGTAGTTTGCACCATTCTTTTTTGTCAAACTACCCATACCCCTTGAGGATACTGCAAGTTTACCACCATCATCCATAATATTTTTTACTATTCCACCCATAGGTGTTGACATTACTTTTGCTTCACCTACGAAGTTTTTTCCGTCTGGTTTTAGAGAGGTTACCATGTGTGATACTTTGTCTAAGTTCACAGTCGGCCCCTCTGGGTGACCAAGTTCACCATATGCACGATTTTCGTTGATAAATTCTTTGTTATACCTATCAACTTCTTTTTCTAATACTTCAAATGGATATACTCTACCATTTCGATTTTTTATTTCTGCTTGGAGAAACACACCTTTCAACTTATAGTTTTTCTTACCATCGTCTGATTGTTCGGTAATATATTCTACTTCATCACTAAAATGTTCTGATATAAGTTTCATTTTATTACTCCAAGTTTGCGTATCCAGAAACTTTTCTAAGTTTCAACCATATTGTTCCTACTGATGCACTACCATTTGTTAATAGTATATCACCAGTTACACCACCCCCAGCATTATTTGGAATGGACGGCATTTGTTGTGAACCCACATTATATGAACCATTTCCATTTAATGATAATGCAACAACATTTGATGATGCGTCAAATAATATATTTGTCTGATTACCAGTAGTCCACTGACAAGCGACAATCGCAAGTCTTGGGTCGGTATCTGCACCACTTAATGCAGATGCATCTACGATACTAGCCGCACTATTTGTTCCAGTTGTTGTTACCTTGACAACTGTTTCATAGTCCGTATCTTTTAAGGTAACTGCACTTACTGCCATTTATATTCTCCTAACATTTCTCTCTCAAAGTACTTCATAAGCTCTGGTTCTCGTACCTTAAACTTTTTAGATGCATCTTTGATAGTCTTTTCAAAACTATTTAGGAAATCTGAAGGTTTCGCATCCATTATACTGAATATATAGTCCACCGCTTTACGCATAGCAGGAGACAACTTTTTATATTCTTTTGTACGTTTGTGTTCATCCTTTTCAGGCAGAACTATCTGATTGAATGTCTTCATCTTCCTCAACTTCTGGTATATGTTGTGTTACCATAGTGTTTGCAACTTCTTCTCTTTTCTTCTCTAATGCGTCACCCACTCTTTGTGAAATCGCATTTTTAAAGTGTGTTTCTGCACTAATGTTATCACCAGATGCAATACTGTCAATTATATCTTTTGTCATGATTTATCCTCAACTATTTTTAAATTACCTTGTGGTTCATGTGACATCATCATGTCATCATCTTCTCCACCACCCTCGTCTTCTATTTCTTTATTCATAGACTCAATCTCTTCATCTGACTGACGAAGAACATTCTTTTGAACCCATCTCTTTGAAAAGAAATTACCAACATAAGGTTCTAGAGTACCTAACATATCTATGCGTTCTCTCAGAATCTCTGCATCACGCAATTCTGCAAAATGACCATCTTGTAAAAAGTCATATGCAATATGTTCTTTCATCGCATCCCATTCTTCTTCTGCAATCACACCAGTTAGTATAAGTTGTGTGCGAAGTAAATCATGGAATAATACTGTAAACTTCTTTCGCAATCTCTGTACAAATTTAGTAAATTTAAGTTCATCTCTGGTAATCTCAGTAGACCTACCAATAGAAAAGTTTTGTTCTGCTTCCATTCTTGACATAGGAACATTCAAAGACCTATACAGTTTTCTTTGAAAATATGTTATGTCATCTATTTCACCAAGATTAGAACCTCCAGGCAGTGTGGTAATTTCTGTACCTCTACCACCCTCTCGTCTTGGTAACCAAAAGTCTTCCAACATAGACATATGATTTCTGTCATCTTTAATCTCACCAGTAGATGCATCATATACTAGTTTGTTTCGATAACGATTCATAACATCTTTTAGATATTGTTCTGCTTTTATCTTTGGTAGATTACCAACATCAATATAGAATATTCGTCTTTCTGGTGCTCTTGATATTCTGTAAATAACAAGACTGTCTTCAATCATTCGCAGTTGGTTAACTGGTTTGATTGCTTTATGAAGATAAGATAATACTGTACCTCTGTTCTGGTCTATAAGTCCAGATGGACAGTATGCAATAGAATCCTTTGTAATTCTAAGTCCATTATTTACAGAACCACCAGTAGTAATTCCATATTCATTATAGATATAATATTCTTCTGCTTTTTGTTTTTCTTCAACACCAGTAATTGGATTGGGTCTACCAGCAATTTTTTCTCTGACCTTTTTAATTTTTTGTGGGTCAATATATCTTAGTTCAGTAATACCTTTTCGTACATTTTTCTTATCAATTACTTTATGATAATAAATTCTACCATCAATATACCAACGTCTGAATATATCATGTCCTTTTTCTTGGAACATGAGTAGTTGAAGAACTCTGTCAAATTCTTCTCGTATTCGTTTCTTTACATTTGTGGATTGATTTAATCCATCCATTACTAATGACACAGGTGCGTCAAATTCATTAGATGCGATTCCTTCACTAACAATATCCTCAATTGCACTGTCACACTCTGGTTGTTGTGCGATATGTCGGTATCGTTTAATGAGGTCAAACTGGGTTTTATCTTTACCTTCAATATCGTATACTGAAGAAAAGAAACCCCCTTGTGCGATATCTTCTGCACCATCATCTGGAGTAGGGAGCGTGAAAGACGCCCCCTGCTCTTTTTTACGAGTGATAGTGAAACCGAAAAGTTCAGCCATAATAACTCCTATTTGTTTCTACTATTTAGTAGGTTTATTAGAAGTTTACTGCTGATGCTTCAAAGTGTGTGTATCTCCAAGTTACTGTAAACTCTTCAATCGCATTTACAGTTTCGTAACTAAGGTCAATCGCAGCTGTTGATTGTGGAAAACAACTTCTCAAGATATATGATTTAAGAACTGTATCATCTCTATCTAGTTGTTCTACAATTAAGTCAGCAGTATAATCTGCAACATTTGGTAAACCAGTATTTGTTGCAGTATCATTTATTGCGTTCATCCATCTTTCGATACCATTTCGCACCATGAAATCTGTGTCGTTAATTACAGTTGTATCCCATGTTGCGAATTCTCTGTCACCAGCAATATATAGATTACGTCCTCTAAATGGAATTGCAATCTCACCAAACTCTTGTCCAGGCAACTGAGCTGCTTTGATTAGAAAAGCTGATTTTCTTATATCAAGTCCAGTTGCAACAGCACCAGGCGTATTGAAGGTTACTCTAAACTGGTTTGCTCTCGCACCACCACCAATAAGGTTTGCTTTAAATTCGTCTATAGTAGCCATTTAATTATCCCCCTATCTCTGAAAATGCGACCCCAGTTCTAACTGCGATAAAGTTAAGTTGAATAAAGTTGATAGACCTTGCTGGTTTGATGAAGATGTCTGCAACAAACTCATTTCGGTCAATCACTTCTCCAGTATTGTTAGTTCCATCAGCAACCACACTAAAATCTGTAATACCTCGTCTACCTTGAATATCCCTCAAGAAAGGTTCTACAAGATTTCTAAATTGTGCTCTTGTGAATTCATCGTTGAATTCAAAGAGTTGAAACTTAGCGGCAGTTGCAATCGCTTTCTCCAGTAAGATAAACAATCTACGAACATTAATTCGGTCAAACGCACTTGGTTTACTTAGTGCAGTTTTATCACCAAATAAGATTGTACCTTGGCCTGGGAAGGAAACAACTGGATTAACCCTAGCAGGATAGAGAATATCTCTTTGTGCTTTGTTTGGGTTAAATGCAAGTTTAACTGCACCACGAATTTGTCCTCTGTTAAAACCACCAGGCGAGAAGAATGGGTCTGCAACTGTATCTACGTTTGCACATAGACCAGCGATATCACCATTTAGTGGAACAAATCTGAATACGTCATTAAACTTGTCAAACATAAACTTGTATCCACTATCGAATACTGC